CCCAAGAATCGCGAAAACCCCTTGCGGGGTCGAGCGGCTTGAGACCACACTCAGTTATGAGAGTGGGGCGCCTAAGTATCTAGTAAAAGATACCTATCCGTACGCTACGCGCCGTACGGTTGTGCGAGTCTTTCGACGCACGGTAAAAGGCCTCTCAGAGGTTGTACCCCTGAGCGCAGCCATCATGTGTGCATTATGTGCACTCCTCAGCGTTCTCCAATCACGATCTGATAACGGAGAACGGATGAGTTCTTTCCAAGACCAACACTGGAGGGAGCGATCCCACCGAGCGAAGGTCGAAGACATGAACTCATCTAAGTCAACAGTAATCGCAGAATCGGCAGGCCCTGAAAAGGGTCGCAGAAGGCGCGATGACTCGGGAATTAATTCCTTCAAAAAGGAACCAACCCCGTCGAAGAAGATCTTACAGATCTCACTTCTTTTTGACAAATTAAGGAACTTGAAGACGCAACTCAAATCATCGAGTGCAAAATCAAGGACAAAGGGACGAACGTCCTTACCGTGAAACCACTCTGTACCACAGGACTCCCGAAAGGGGCCTTCAATGAAGGTCTTATCGGTGTTCACCTCAAACCCCATAACGCCTAACAGGCGAAGTAGAGGTTTTGCGAAACGCTTGCGAACGATGATGTCGTCTCCGTAGACATGAAAATCTACAGAGGCTGTACCAGCGCCAACAGCAACGCATGCCGAGGTGAACAAAAGAGTTTCGAGTGGAAAACAGAAACCGTTGCCCATCGAGCAGAACTTGGTATAAGGGCGTTGCACCCCTTTATCAAGGAAGCTCTTGCTACGGATCGAATTGAGAAATTCGAACCAAGCGGGGGGTAATAGATTACGGCACAGACCGATCGAAATGCTATCGCTAGCACTAGAAAGATCTATAGTGACGAAACTATTATCCGAATCCTCTAATGACCCTTGGTGGGCCATACGAGAATTAATGGTTTGATCAGAGATGTCGATCCCAACCCTCAGCAAATTCTGCCGAAGGAAAGAATCTACACCTTTCTGAAGATACCCATTAAGCAACGGTTCAACTGCTATTGACCGGAAGGTCTTGGCAGTTTTGGGCACAAAAGCAATTTTGTTATATGGCACCAAGTCTACACGTTCCCAAAATCGCCGGGAGGCGAGATCGGGGTCCAACGATACAATCGAACCGGCCACGTCACTGAGTAAACACTCAGTGAAATGCCAATTGTTAAGTATCGCGGATCGCGCGTACAGTGCGGCAGACGGGCTCACGGACCAACGACTAGCTAGTTTCCTAGCGATGTTGGTAGCATTACCGTGAACGCCGACAGAGGCCCCAGGACTGAAGTCGCATCTTTTATAAATAGTACTCAGTTTCGGCTCATATCCTATAACGTAAGCAATGAAGTTACGCATGGATGAAAAGTCATACTGAAGAGAAGGTTCAAAATCGAACTGATTCTCAAAGAAAGAGTTTTGCAAAAGACATTTGTCTTCTGCTAACTCAAACTTTTCCCTGGCTTTCTTTTCTGGATCAAAAGGATTCAGATCAGAAGGAAAGGGGTACTTCTTTATAAGTGCGGCAAACTGATTCGCTGCAAAATGATCTGCAGCAGTGAGATACTTCTGTTCACTCAAGGAATCAGCTAGAGCCACCAACCCCAATACATCATTGTTGCGTAACAAACCCGCAATCTTTGAAGTATAAGGGAGGTGGATAAAGTCCTGACATAATCTACCGAGTAGTTTACGGTAGTTTGTCCAAGAACTCTTGGACAAGGCCTGATTTAGATGCTGAATCTCTCTCAAGCTTTTGGATTTCATTGCGATCTCCTAAAGTTTTAACACTTAGACCGATCTGATCGATCAGTCGAAGAACGATAATCGTCGCCAAGATACTCAGGACGGCGATCAAGACAATTGAGTGGGGACGCATAGATCAATAAGTGATCTGCTGCGCCTTAACCAAGGTCTTGAAGGAAGCCGAAGAAAGATGGCTTCCCATATCGTTGAGAAGAGAGTCAACGTCTGCCGCAGTAAAGCCAACAGGGACCGACACGTTGATTTCCACGATGGCATCGCCAGCTGTGGTCAAAGCGCCCGTAAGGGTAAGGGACCGAGTGAGCTTACTGGTAGTACGCCCAACGCCGGAGAAAACAGAGGTAGCCTTAGGAGCTGTACGCTTTAGGACAATATCATCCTTAATCGAAACAGTTTTCAGGGGACCAATGTAACCTATCTGATTTTGTTGATAGGAATCGGCGTTGTATGCTTTCGCATTGACAGTCAAAGTCATGAGGAATTACTCCTTAGTAGTATGTAGCGCTGATCAGACAACTAAATATGTGTCTGTTTGACATCAGAACCACGATGGAGTCCAGAGATTGTGATAGCTTTGGCTCGTAATGAGCCATTCGGCCAAACGCTCTGCAGGACGGGAAGTCGCTGAACAACTAGCGACAAAGCGTCGAGACATCGGTTGCGCTCCGTGAGTTTGAAATCACTCTGGAGATGCAAACGAGGCCCCGGCATGTTCACTACCCGTTGCTTAATCGTTCTGGCGAATAAATATTCGCCAGTATCTTTCGAAACGGAGGTCCAACCCGAGATAGGAATTTCATCAAGGGCTGTAATCCGCATCGAATAGTTACGATGAAGTACGTAGCATGAACCAAGCTGCTGCGCGTCTATAGCAGGTACCAAAGAACCGATGTATTCGCCTATATTGACGAACCAATCGATTACAAACGAGAATGGTATTAGTTCCCAGGCCAAAAGCCCAAGGTTCTTCAACCCAAAGCCCAGATTAAAACCTGTGCTTATAGTATACTCGTTAAGCGACATGACACGATACTCAAGATCATCCGTAACTTCTTCACGAATGTAATGAGTCACCGTGGCACTAGCTTTTGTTACCGTACGAACAGACGATTGAGAAATCGAATCGCGAGCACGTGTTGTTACACGTTGTCGACCGACGTCCTTCTCAAGTGCAAGTAGCGCATCAAATATATCATTGATAAGAGGCTTCAATCCGTACCGAGTCAGCAGCCAAATGTTAGCGGCTGACTTGGCTTTCGTAAGAAAGTTCGGATTGGTGAGTATCTTTCTGAGATCGGAAAACAAATCCGATAGCAGTCTCAATGATTTGTCGATCTCCGCCCAGTCCTCCCCTAAGTTGAGTTTTGATTTCCCAACGTTGGATAGGACACGGGTCATAAGGTCGGCAGAGAGATTATGCTTATCAACTTCTGAAATTAGAAGCGGGGCTACTAAACACGCACCTTGAGTAAAACCAACGGCAGAGCAATAGTCCGGGAGAAAACCAGAAACATCAGCTTTAGAGCCTATGTCATGGTAAACTCCCGAACAATTGATGCCGTTTGTTTTCTTTCGATACGTGGCAGAACCCAGGGTCATCGTAGCTTTTGTGTGTATCGAAGTCATAGGTGAGAACACAACCTCACCACGTTTCTTCTTAGCATGAAAGCCGGGCGTTACAACGTCCGTCATTTCCCAGTACTCACCCACAGCCGGCAGAAGGTTGCTACCAGCAGCAGTCCAGTTCGTTTCCGAACAATTGGACCACTGCGAAAGGTAGTGAACACTCTGATTTGACAGT